AAAGCAACAAATACTAGAGCAGGTGGTCAAACAATGCATTTAGCTGCCCATGTTGACAATAATTTTTATATAACAGGGATTCAGTTAGAAGAAGGCGAAATTGCAACTGCGTATGAACATAAAACCATAGCACAAGATTTAAATGAATGTCAGAGATACTACATACAAATTGGATCAACTAATGTAGGTTCTGGTGATTATGCCATGCTTTTAGGTTATACTTTCAACAACGGTACGCGAATTGCTGCTGGTTTTATTGCCCCTACTATTATGAGAGCAACTCCATCTATTTCAGAAATAGGAAATGGAATTTCTGGGTATGGTCAGGGAGTTAATGAAGCCATTGCAACAATATTCAGTATTGTTGGTGCAACCGATACAAACTGGACTGGATTCATTTGTGATGGAGCTAGCAGTTTTGATTGGGGCAACGACAAATTTCCAATAGCACTTACAAATACTGCTGGTGGTGGTATTGCCTTTGACGCTGATCTTTAATTATGACTATTTCTTACAAATTTACACCTTTAAACAGAGAAGGTAAACAAGATACTGTTATTAAAATCGACAGTACAAAAACACAAAAAACTTTTATACCTTTTGATGAAAAAAATATTGATTTTATCGAATACCAAAAATGGGTAAATGGAGAAGATCCTTATACAGAAAAAGGTGTTACACAAGCGGCTGATTAATTTACCCTTTCATGCATTTGTCTAGTCATCATTCCACCTATTAGATATAGTGGAGCTAGGCCAACAATTAAAAACAGCACCATCAAGCTCATTGGTGCTAATGCCTTAATAAATGCTTCTTTCCACATTATGTTCCAAAAAATAGCAAATTGTTTGAGTATCATCTCATTCCTAATGGTAGCTTCCATGACAGCTACCGGTGTAATAGGTTATAAATATGTAACTTCAGAAAACTTTAAAGTAAAAGTTATGAATGAAATAATTGCAAATGTACAAGGTATGATGCCAAAAGTATTAGATAATAGTTTACCTAAAATAACTGGTCCATCATTACCTTTACCCAAAAAGTGAGTGAAATACCTCGTATAAATATTAATAAAATAGAAATAAATAAAATACCAATTTGGCAAACTGAAGTACCAATAATAAATAAAATTAATAAACCAATTGTTGATATACCAGCTTGTGTAAGAGTACATAGAAACAACCTAACAAGTCTTATAGATAGTGATAAAGATGAATATGGTACTTATACAGAATGCGGAAATTTTAGTATTCCTAGTTTTGAGCCTTTAGAATATAAACCAAACGAATTTGTATATACACAATCAGAAACACCACAAAATCAAGAACAGGATTTTGTGCAACCTACAATAGAACCGCCAAAATACGAACCAAAGAAAAAAGAAGATGAACTTTTTTTTATTGCTTGCCCTAGTTCAAAAGATCAAAGGGTCGGAGACTATCGTAACGAATTTAAACTGGAACGTGTTATTGGACATAAAAAAAGTAAAGATGGGAGTGAATGTATAACACTCTATGAGGATGTTAAATTCATTGAGCAATACATACCGAATCCTCCACAGCTTGTTAGTGCTGCTGCTATTGCTACTGTTGCTGCCACTACTCCATTATTGCTTAATCTTGTCAAACCTTTAGTAAAAAATATTATAAAAAAACTTACAAAGAAAAAAGATAATGTAAAATAAAAGAACCCTATTCGCCAAGGCAATGGATAGGGCGTCTAGGTAGGCAAGTCAAAACCCGTGCTTGTCTACTGCCCTATTTTGTGAGTGTGCGGAATAACTTGATTGGGAGGTGGTGAAACTATAACTCCCTCACATAATTTTGCGAACTTACTATTTGGGTCGAAATATATTCCAGCTAACATTAGCTCACCACAATTTTTAAGTCTTGCGATTTCATAGTTGAGCAGCTTTGCATTCAATTCTTGTTTCTGTAAATTTATTTGTGTTTGGGCTGCATCAAGACAAGAATCTTGAAATCTATTATCAAGTGGAATATTAAATGTAAGTGCAAATCCAACATTTAGTCCTAGTGAATCCTTATTGCCACTATAGTTTTCTTGATAAAATAAAACATTGCCGGGATTATCAGGCACACCATCACCATTGGCATCTGTTGGATCATAAACAGGTGTATGGTAAATATAATCCATAGGTCTTTTTTGATTAAATGAAGTTGTTACAAAAGGACTTAATGTCATTTGTGGTCCAGAGCATTTAATATTATTTCCGTACATATTTTCTACCATTGGCCCACCTAGAACTTGCGTTGCAAAGTTTGAGACAGAACCGCTTGCGGAAGCAGAAGGAGCCGCAGTATTTGAGGTATTAGCAAATACTGGACTCCCAAATAATAATGATACTACTGCGAGAATATTGTAGTTGTATCTGTTACGCTTGTACTTTGTATTGTTCGAGTTATGTCTGTTACTGATTCCATTCCGGGGGCTTGATAAACTTCTGTAAATTGAAAAGCATCCCCTTGATTTGTTTGAGTCCAGTTTGGTCTTTGATCTAGATTTAATCCCTGCCATGTATGTGTGGTTCCGTTTATTGTTTCACTAACAGAAGTGGCTGCTGGTGTAATAGAGGAACCATCATGCTGTATTCCTGAACCTGTAACTGAGTAAAGAAACCCAGAATTGTATTCTGTTGTTCGAATAACCTCTGTAATATTTGTGGTAGTTTCTGTTCGGCTGGTGCTTGACCCTTGAGTAAAATTTGGAATAACTGGAACAGCATAACAAGGAGCAGATATAACAAAACCAAGAAGAAGAAGCCTCCTCATTCAATCGTAAGATCAACGACAAACTGACCTGTCATTACGATACCAGTTCCCGTGCCGGGTGTCAGCGTCATTGTATGGTTATCTATAGATACACCGGCTGTGCCTACACTTCCAGCACTTGTGGATGTTATATCGCTAAAATTAGGAACTGTACCAACTGTAATTGCACTTCCAGAGGTAGCATCGCCTTCAAGGTAAGATTGAGTAAAACTAAATGCTTCGCCACTTGTTGCTTGTGTTGCAGAAGGAAATGTAACTGATGGTACACCATTTGTTGTTGTACCAAAGCCACCAAGAGTTGATGCTGAGTTTGAATCAACTGTTGTTATATTATTACCGCTTATGCTGTAGCTTGACCCGATCTTATCAGCAGTACTTGCAGCACTTAAAGATTCAAATTTTACAGACGAACTTATACTGTGATTCATATCTGCAAAAACTGCAGACGGTAAAAATAATAATAAAGCAAATAGTTTTTTCATTTGATACCTACTTTGTTGTTTTTATTATCTACTATAGTATCTTTTTTCTTTTTTATCGAAAAACCTAGTGATGCAGTAGATGCTGAAAAAATACTTGCGATAAATGTCGGGTCAAAATCTACTATTTTTTTGCCAGAAGGTGGTTCATAGTATGAAAGGGATAAAAGTGTTGCCGACCATAAAAGTACGCAGACTTTCACAATGGTTTCGACTTTGCTTGGTTCTTGATCTTCCATAAAAAAAGCTGCCTAGTGTGTGAGGAGTAAGCTGCTGACCACTGCTTATTTTAGACAGCATATGCCAAATGTAACAAAAACTGTTATGTTTGGAAAGTAACACAATAAATTATGATTAAAATTCTAAAGCCAATCTTAATGACATTTTTAACAACAACAACTGTGAAACGACTTGTTGTTGATTTATTAAGAGCCATTTGTAAACAAACGACCAACACACTTGATGATCGTGCTGTTGATATTTTAGAAAAACAACTTTTTCCTAATTAACTATGGATAAAAATTTCATATCAGTATTAATAGAACCAATACCAGTAGAAAAAAAATTAGCTACTGAAGTAAAAATAAGAGATATTATTGCCTGTACTGATATCGAAATTTTAAAAAATTATACAATAAAATTGCTTAGACAAAATGTTAATCACGATTATGTATTAACTCATGCGTTAGTCAGAATACTTGAAATGGAAGATGAAATGAATAAAAAGAAAAGGTTTGGTTTATTAGGTAACTAAATATGGTTCAAGCTTGTCTTTATATTTTTCAATAACTTTTAATCTTACTGTTTCTGGAATATTCCTCATAGTTGGCAAAGGGTCAAATATATTTTCTATAGTCTCAATTGCTCCAAAGGCTTTGTCACCAATAACCCAAACAACATTTATTAATGGTTTTTCTGGGTGCATACCACTTTTTTCATTAAAGAAAAAACCAGCCTCCATAAATTCAATTTTTACATCAATATCTAAATTCATTAACAATCACATTGTGGACAATCAAAATTCAATGGTTGTTGCGTAATCATTGCAGATAATACAAGCAAAGCTAATTTAGTTGGTGGTTGTTCATTGCTGAAAAATAATATTTTCTCTTTTTGTAAATGCACACCTTTTTTTGAAACTATCAAAGAAGCATCTGCCATATCAGGCTCTTTAAATTCTTTTTTTGATAACTGAGAAAAAAGTAAACCAACACCATGCTCGTTATGAGTCATGGTGCAGGGATGATAATTAAATAAATCCTCTCCAAAACAATCAAGACCACATTCTAAATGATCTAAAAAAACTCTTACTTCATGTGGAAGTTTTGATTTAGCTACACCAATATCCTCCTGTGGTAATTTTTTAAAATTCTTCTTCATTTTTTTCTTGCTTTTGATAATCAGAAACAACCATTTTCATATATGGATTGCCTGATTGTGATTGAGCAGGAAACATTTTTGCTCTTATTTTGACACAATCTTTTCCACCATATCCAGAAACTTTATTTTTTTCATCAACTGCAAAGTCATACAGTTTAAAAATTTCATCAATTGGGATTTCTGAAACTGCCCAATACTTGTGTTGTTCATTTTCTGATTGGCAGTTAAACCACATAGAAAACTTTGATTTTGGTGTTTCAGACATTTACTTTTGCTCCGTAGATTTTGTCATTTGTTCACGAAGAAACTCTTCGTGGATTGTCAATTCAATGTGATTAGCCAAAAGCTTGTCAACTGATGGATAGAATTTATTTTTAAAATTATCCATTATTTGTTTTTTATCGGGTCGTGAATTTAATTCAGCACGCAATTGTGCAAATGCTTCTTCAGATATTTTTTCTTGACCCTTTGGTGGTTTCGTTGTTGATACTTGAAACTTTGGTTTGCTAGTTTTATTATTTCTAGCTTTACCAGTATTATCTGCATCAGCACATTTCTGACTAAATGCATCAGCCTCGTCATCAGCTTGACCTAATCCATAAGCAGCAAGCAACATATATCTTCTGGCATATGTAATGGCACTACCCATTTTATGGTAGATATTTTGACCTCTTTGATTTTCTGTAACTACTGGTAGTCTCGAATCAATGTATTCACCAGATTCGTGCATAATTCTACAAGTTATCCAGATAATGTGATCGTCTGAATGTGATGTAGCACTTTCAATAATAAATGTATGTGATAGTCCAAATTTTGTAGCTGGACTAACAGCATATTCTGCTTCACTTAGTGAAACATACGAGCCAAAGTTACCTGACGCATCACGGACTGCG